ATGGATAACAGTGACTATTTAGAGTTTCTTGAGCTTATAGGCTGCGATACATATGATGGCCCAGAAAATATTAAAAAGAAATATAGAAAAGCTGCATTAAAAAACCACCCTGATAAAGGTGGTTCTGCAAATAAAATGAAAAGGCTTAATGAGCTGAACCAGATATATACTGAATGCGGACCTCCTCAGAACAAAAGATATAGACCTTCATCACATTATGAGGAGGAAGATCTATTCTGCTATGAGAGCGGGGGTGAGGATGAACCTGATACCTGCTCCTATAATCGCAGTGATTCCGGTTTCAGCGAAGGAAACTATACCACACCAGATCCGTCCGGATTTTCTGCATCAAATGTGAGTTTTTCACAATCCTGTAGAAATGTTAAGCTTCTCTTAGATATAACTGAGACTTTGGGGCACGGAAGGCACTGTGCTCATACACTGGAAGCTATTGACAAGAATAACAAGATGGATTGGGAGTTGTTTGATACCTTCTGTGCAACTCCAGGAAACCATCACCTGACTATAATGTTTATAGAACATTGCTACATGAAACTTAAGGATTGGCAGTGGTCACTGATGAATTTTGTTAATTATGGGCCTTCATATCTTGAGGAAATAAAAGAGGCTGCAAATGCAATTAATTGGTCTCAGCTTGATGACATGATCTTTTCATAGTTTACCAGATGCTCAAGTCCTCCTCCAAGATGCTCAACACCGGAGGGATCTTTTCAGCCAAGCTTCTCAACACCTCCAAAAAACAAGCCTTTATCTATTCCTGTAAGCCTGGAAAAATATCTCATTGCAAGAAACTCTTTGCAAAGCACTCCTATTTGCTTCCTTGCAACGTCAACGCCTACTAAGCTTGAATTACTGATGCAAATGCTTGAAAGTAAATATGGGATTGAGGGACATCTACATGTAGATTATGAAGATGGATTAAACATGTTACTTTTGGTCCTGCAGAGTCCACTAAGGATTTCTACACTCATTTCACTATGCAAAGCAATTTGTACTGTCACTGAAATACTTGTAAGGGGGGTTAAAAAGCCTTGTATGGGGAAATTATATAAGGAATTATCTGAAAATGTGGTTGTAACAGATGAATTCCCTTTATCGTTCAAAGATAAGGAGGATGTTTTACAATTAGATCATGAATTACTTAATGAATTTGCAGAGGATAAATCTGTAGTAGATAGCTTGCTTTTGTTAGGTTTGTATAAAACCTTTGCTAGCTCTCCACAAGGGTGTAAGCTGTGTGTAAAAGATCAATTGCTTCTTACAGGCCTGCATAAAAATCATGCAAAAGATCATTGTAAACACCATGAAAATGCTAAAAGATTAAGTAAAACAAAAGATCAAAAGAGGGCTTGTCAGTATGCAGTTGACTGTGTTATGGCAAATAAAAGATTGAAAGTTGTAACACAATCTAGGGAAGAGAGGTTTGAAGAGAGATTAGAAGAAGTTCTTAAAAATCTAGTAGACATGACTAGAAGTGAAGAAGCATGTAATATGTTAACAGCCTCTGCTTTACTTTTAAATTTAATATTACCTAATGAGGAAGAAATGAAGCTTATCCTTCAGACACTTGTAACCAATCCCCCCAAAAAAAGAAATTTTGTATTTAAGGGGCCTGTTAATACTGGAAAAACTACAGTGGCCTCTGCAATATTAAACTTGTTGACAGGCTGCTCTTTAAATGTCAATGGAACACCTGATAGGTTGCAGTTTGAACTTGGATGTGCAATTGATCAATACATGGTATTATTTGAGGATGTGAAGGGTAAACCTCTAGAAGGATCAATGCTACCACCTGGCTTTGGGATAATAAACCTAGATAATATGCGAGATCATCTAGAGGGTTCTGTATGTGTAAACCTAGAAAGGAAGCATCAAAATAAGGTATCTCAGATATTCCCACCTGCTCTTATAACAATGAATGACTATTTACTACCACCTACAGTTTCTGTAAGATGCATGAAAACATATAATTTTCAGACTAATCATCACTTTAGAAAAGCACTTGAAGCCAATATTCAGGTTAAGAATAGTAGGTTCCTAACTAAAGCTGAAACATTGCTGTTTGTGATTGTTAATATGTATTCTAGCTTTTTTACTAAAGATTTTGCTAAAAAACATAAATCAGAGCTTGAATTATTGGACTCAATATTTACTGAGAGATTTCTTAATTATGTATCTGCAATTAATGCTGAAGAACCCTGCTTTTAAGCTGTCTTTTGCTGTCTGCGTGCACTCCCAAGCACAGTATTAATAAACAGTGCTGCTCAAAACCCGTGTCTAATGTTTATTTACCGCGCACTCTCAAGCACAGTATTATATACTTTCGGTTTATAAAGTACTAAGCCTGAGAGCTATCGTGCAATTCAAAGCTACTAAGTTTGGCTATTTGCACTAACTATTAGCTAACTGTGATTTTGTGTCCACACTGAGCACATGTATTTGCAACCTGCAATACATGTGCACAGTGTGCACAGCTTTCAGACCTCTGCAGCCCCTTTTATAGACCCACATACGGTAGGAACAGCCCATATTTTAGTGCAGGGGATACTGGGAAAAATCACCTGACCCTATTAATTTACCTAGGGCTGGTATCCAGAAACAATAAAATTTTATTTTCGCTTTCCAGTCTTAGAAAATTACGGTAATTTAGTTTCACTATCCAGCTTCCAGGGCAAGCCGCTGCAGAGCGGCTGCAGAGGTATAAGCCGATACGGCGGTAATATACTTACAAATAGAACAATAGTATTATTCTGTACCTTTAGGGTTCTGTGGGATGCTATGTGGGTGATCTCTGTAGGTGATCTACCCACTACAACTGATAAAAATGTTTTTTTTGGGTCTTAACATATTTATCTTGAGGTAATCAGGTTTATTTAAGGGTTAATCCGGTTCATCTTTGTGTTATCAGGTTCATATAAAGGGTTAAGTGGTTCATTTCTGGGTGATCAGGTTTGTTTGAAGGTAACAGGTTAAGTTTAGGGTTAACAGACCAGGAACCAGCTTTAAAACAGCTAGCTGTGCAGTTTAATAACCAGTTGTACAGACTGGGAGGTACATGGCAATTAAAAGGTTAAAGGTTAAGATGTATTCTAATCCTCACCACAAGGTGTCAATAATTGAGCAACTGACATATTAAATATATTGGAACCTTATTTAATTATAGTAATCAATATATTAGATCCCTACCACATGACCAATCACAGTTTGTAAACAAGAAATCAGGCCACATTGAGGGAGAGGCTAATCCATGATCTCACACACCCTGCAGATGTTCTTCTTTGGGCAAAATCAAAGCTTAGTGCCCACCCTTCTTATCCCAAATCGGTACAAACTAATCTATTTGGCATGGATCATGTAGGCCTCAAAATGGAACATTTCCCATGGTTAGTGCCAATTAAAAACAACTGTGGTCCAAGGTTCTGTCATATGCACTTTATTAAAAAGATTACAATCAGTAAACAAATACTAAACAAATACTATACTTACTATTTCCTCCTTTTTGTCTTTGTTGTTGGTGTTGTTGCTTTTCTCTTCCTTGGTTTTGCAACTGTATTTATTGAGCTAATATTACTTTGAAATAGGAACTTTCTGCCTAAAGGGTATTGATCAAGTTCCGATGACATCCTTTCTTCTAATTCCACAGTCCAGAATGTATTTGATCTATAGGGATCCTCCTTTTCCTTAGGTGTTTCCTTATCTGGACATCTTGTCGCAAGAGAATTGATAAATCTATACTTGTCTTCTAAGGGGAAATTATTTGAAGGTACAAAGCCCAGGCTCCAGTCTTCAAGAATCCTGGGATCCATAGCATTAATATGTGCTAATACATCTGCCTTTAGTGGAACTTTGCAGATCTCAAAAATAAAATTAAGTTCAAATTCCTCAACATGTCTAAGAAACATATTATAGTTACTGGATTTATAGGTCTGTCCTTGGGAAGAATCAGCTTTATTAAAAACAGATATGGTAAAATTACAATTTCTGGTATTATCAACTACAGTTATAAATAAATCATTGTTCCAACAGATTCCATTATTTTGACCGGTTGCCTTTTGCAACCAATAGGGTCTATTAAAGAGCTGAGACTCACTACTTACCAGGGAGCCACTAGGAACTGTGAAATATGTTGAAGAACCTAAGATTTTCTGATTGTCACTAGGATTTACAAATAGTTCTTCAGGTATTGGATCACCAGGTGTACCTCCTCTAGTCCAAAAGTGTCTTGCATATGTTGATTCTCTTTTAGTATAAAAAAATAGAGAATCACCATACTGATCTGATGTCATTTTTAGGAAGTCTGGATATTTGGTGGTTGTAGTATTTATATCCAGAGGCACATCAGACTTATTCCCACAAAGGGTTTTAAAATTTAAGTTGCCATATCCTATATCTATCATATCTCCATCCTCTATGATTGAATTAACTAATTCTAGAGGTGGACAGTCACCTTTATTTGGTGGTCTCTCAGCACAGGTCTTTGCAGCATCCCAATGTTCACCTGTTGCAGGTTTACAGCCAACTAAAAGCATTTGCATCTGCTTTGGATCATGCGAAACATTTTGTCTTTCATCTTCCCCCTCTTTGGCATAATTATTTGGGTTTTCAGTGTCTTTAAACTTATTATAAAGCACATTACCTGAGCTTCCCACATTCAGAGGCTGTCCTCTTTCTATTTCAAGGCCTCTCACTCCCCACACTAACCTCTCCTTTTCAGGATCATATAAACTTTTATCCCCTAAAGCAAATCTATTTGGGTCTGGAAGTTTAATTCTAAAAACCCTATATTGGTTAGCAGAAACTTTTGGAACTCCTATTTTACTAGGATCTAAATTGTCTTTTATCTCATAATATGGGTGCCCTACAGTTAATAATCTTTCAGTATTAGCATGATAGAATAGGTTTGTTCTTTGTATATATTCTTCTGTATTTAATATTCTTGCAACAGGGGCTGATGGAGGTAGGTAAACTTTTCCGTTGGGTTGCCAAATGGCCATCTGAAAAACACATTATATAAACTTTTTGTATTTTACATATCTTCTTTTCCTCTTTTTTTTTACTAATAGAGATGGATGCAAGTAAAAATCTATACTATCAAAAGCATCTAAAGGCCCTACAGGTACATCAGGAGTGACAGGTATACTTCTATCAATATTTCTCAAAGAGGACTTTTCACTATTATTAACAAATACATCAGCTAAAAAGTCAGGTAAGAATGGATAATTTCTTTCAGGAGCACTGAAGATACTCATATTCGGTCGCTCTCCTCCTGATTGCACAGAAATTTGAAGTCTGACATTATTAAAGGGTAGTTCTTCTACATGTAGTAATTCTGCATCAGAATACTCCTCTGGCTCAGTTATGTCAATAATTGAGAAGTCATCTAAATTGAACACTGCAGGATTTGAATCAGCATTATTAATAATTCTCATTTCTATAATAGCATTTTCTAGGGGGTTTATAGGGCTTAACTCATGATATAATTGAAATTGAGCACCAAACCTTAGTCCACTTCTAGTCTGCATAGCTTCTGTATCCATTAATCTAGAAACTACAATCCCAGACTTTTGTCCATACTGAACCCGGTGTAATTTCGTACCACCCGGGAAATCGGGAACATCCTCAATATCGATAGATTCAAATGCAGGATTATCAAACGTCCCCAAGGGATTGACAATAGTTTCAAGAGGTTTAGGTACTGTAAGAGTGTTTCTAGGGTAAATAGGTCTAACTCTGCTGAAATCACTAGGGGTACTTGTAGCAAAAGTTTTTAATTCTATTTCCTCTGATCCGATTGTTGTTCCTTCACTTACTGCATCAATCAGTATTTGATTAGGATTACTACTGTCTAACAAGGGATCCGGAGTGTTTATTACTGATTCAAAGATTGTATTTAAGTGTGATGACACTGTAACTCTTCTTCTAGAAAGTTGAGGTGTTTCTGGGGCTATTTCTAAGATAGCCCCATCTTCGGTTTGAAGTGTGGGTGACCCTCCGGTACCTGGTACTAAATCAACTTCTGTGACTGTGTCACCTCCAAAATCTGTAACATTAACAGTCACTTCTTCCATAGGAACAACTGAAGGTGCTTCTGGTGCAACAGCATCCACTTGAACTATATCTGGACCTATTACATCTATTGCCCCAGTTGGAGGTTTTGGAATTCTTGAACCACCAATACTTATATCTCCCCCACCTCCCCCTCCAATAGGTCTGTAACCGGTGGAACCACCCCCACCCCTACCAGTTCCTATACTTAAACCACCTAAATAAAGGATACTGCTTAAGTATTGCAGAATTTTGTCTGCAACAGTGGTTCCTTCTATTTTATCCTTTACATCTGGAGGACAATTTCCAGTAATTTGACATGTTCTATATATATTTTGTGCAGAATCTCTCTTTTTTCTTCTTGCTCTCATGATGACCCTGTAATCAATAAGAATTTTGGTTGGACATTTATATTATAGCTATCCCTTTAAGGTGTTTTTTTTTACTTACTGTGTCAGAGGCTATTCCTAGAGGTTTCAGGCGGAGTAATATTCGGGGAGGATCAGGGGTGGTTCAGAGGGAGGTCTTCTTTGTAATGATATGCAGGATTATTTTAGGATCTATTGTTTAGTTGGGACCTCCTTTTCCGAGAAATCCCTAACCAAAGCTTTCCCACGGTCACTGTTGGTATTCACCCAAAATGTGTGTGTTCCAAGTATCACATCAATCATCAAAATCATCACATCTCACATCTCTTTAATCCTCCCAGGTTTCGATCAGAATCATGTCAAATCGATGCCTCTGGGAGATGGATAGTTTCTATGCACGCAGGGTGCACATCTGGATAGTAGGTGAAGACAGGATGTCTAGTGCTCGTGCCAGGGAGCAGCCTTTTTTAAAGGGATGCCAGGTTTTTAAACTGTTAGTCATAGTGACTTATTTCCAAAAAAAATTCTGCTGACTGCCAACTTCCTTACTCACAAAGTTTATGTCTGCCAAAACTTCTGCAGCATCCTGCTGCAACCTGACTCATGTTTTGCACACGGCACAAACCATTCATGTATGTTTGGCAGGTGAACAGTTTTACATGTAATGTCAAATTTCCTTGTTCTGCACCTGTTTTTATAATTTGCTGACAGTGCAACTCCCTTCTTTTTACGGAGCTACTCTGGCAATGTTTGCCAGAGTTGAAGCCGAAAAAAAAAAAATGGCTCAGTATATAAGGCAGTCTGTACCTAACACTCTGACAACAAGAACAGAGATAGATCAGC